ATACGGCTCAGGCGCTGACGCTCTTGGCTTGATTGCTACGATCACTAAGGGTGCTTATACAGCAGCCGTGATTGAACGCGGTCAAGATTATGTTCAAGTCACTTGCGATATCAACGCAATGGCTAATACAACTGACGCTGGCGCTCTTGGTGGATTTGCTCCGATTGCTTTCTCTTTACAGAACGCACTTCCAAGCAATACATACACAACAATCAACGACTAATAGTTCCAAGAGTAGGGGCGGTTAGGTTGATAGCGACTGCCTTCCCGCTATCCCACGCCCCTACTCCCTGCTATTATTGAAGGAAGGCAACCCAAACAGGAGGCATAATGTCAAACGAAATCACACTACCGTCAGGCAATACCGTCAAGCTTCGCGACCCTTCCACACTAAAGGTCGGAGATCGTAAAAAGGTCATTAGAGCTACTGATAAACAAGACGGAGATCTATCTAAAGCAATGGCACTAGGCGATGCTCTTATTGCTATGTTGATTGAAGATTGGTCATTTAAAATGATTATTCCGTCAATCAAAATGGACAACCTAGATGAATTATCTATGTCTGATTATGACGCGCTAACCGAGGCAACCAAAGACGCACAAGGATATTTGTTCCCCTCTTTAGCCGATACAGATGAAAACGCCAAAGACCCAAAAGCGCCTTCCGCCAGTTAGAAAGATTGAAGTGGCTACTCAAAGGAGGTCATCGTCATGAAGATTTCGAGTATCCTGATGAGTATTGGATCTACTACCAAATGGCGGATAGGTTTGGCTGGACTCCAGAGCAAGTAGATAACCTCAATCCGCTAACGGCTGATTGGTTATTATCGATCGCGCACACGGTACAGCAGGTTGAAGCGGAGAGGATGAGCGAACAATGAGCGGTGCTATTGTTGTTCGTAATCTTAAAGAGGTTCTAGCTTCGTTGGAGAATGTCGAAGGTGATATCGAAAAGGCTGCGCAAATGGGCGTGGCTATGGCTGGTCTTGCCGTTCAACGCCAAGCGCAAATCAATGCCAATAACGGATCTCGCAAACGAGAAGGCAACAAGATAATTCCGCCTCGACATATTGGAGCGAGCGGTTCTGGCCCAAATGTAATTACCGGCGCACTTAAAAGATCTATCTCTACTCGAGTTCGCGTTGGCTTTGGTACTTATATTGCCGAAGTTGGGCCAACCGTTGTTTATGCCAGAGCGGTCGAACTAGGCTCTCCGTTGTGGAAATCAGGAGTAAAATACCCATACCTAACACCAGCAGCGCAAAAGTTGATAAACTCCGGTGAGTTAAACCGCATATTTGCTCAGCGCGTGGCACAAGTATTGAGGAGTAAATAATGGCAACAGCCGTAGAGACGCTCCTCGTATCTATTCAAGCAGATGTATCGCAACTTAAACAAGGATTAACTCAGGCCGAAAATAGCCTAAAAGGATTAGACACAACCGTGAAGAATACTTCTTCCGGCTTTAGCACTTTCACTAGCAAACTTAAGACACTAGCCGGAACTATTGGCGTAGCTTTCGCAGGTCAGCAAGTAGTTCAATTTGGCAAAGATGTAATTCTTGCTGCCTCAAATATGAACGAGTCGCTGGGCAAAGTCAATGTAGTGTTCGGTGAAGGCTCTGCTGCGGTTGAAAAGTTTGCCTCTGATGCTGCGGTAAATATGGGTATCTCTAAACAAGCAGCGCTAGAAGCCACCGGTACTTACGGCAACTTATTTCAAGCCTTCGGCCTCGGTCAAGGCGAGTCACAAAAGATGTCTACGAGCCTCGTTCAACTTGCCTCGGATATGGCTTCGTTCAATAACACTTCTATTGACGATGCGATCCTTGCGCTCCGTTCCGGTCTATCCGGTGAGACAGAACCTCTAAAGAAATTTGGCGTTGCGCTATCTGACGCTCGCTTAAAGACAGAAGCCATGTCTTTGGGCTTAATCAATTCTACAAAAGACGCGCTAACTCCTGCTGCTAAGGCTCAAGCTTCGTATTCATTGATTATGAAAGACACAACGCTGGCTCAGGGCGACTATGCGCGTACCGCTGACGGAGCTGCGAACACTATGCGTACCCTCGGGGCGCAAATGGAGAACGCTAAGGCTGCTCTTGGAGCAGCGCTACTTCCGGCGTTCCAAGCATTATTAGCAATATTAAAACCGATCATTGCGGCATTGACTTCTTTAGGCGGGTTTCTCGAAAAGAATAAAACTCTTGTTACCGCATTGGGCGCTGCCGTAGCAGCCGGAGCGATCGCGTTTGGAATTTACAAAACTGTCATTCTTGCTACCTCAGCAGCAAGTAAAGCCTTTGCGGTTATTCAAGTCTTAGTCAAAGGTCAGCAATTAGCCACTATTGCTAGCACAAACACGCTGGCTGCTTCTATGCTCAGACTTAATATGGTTATGAAGGCTAATCCTTGGGGCTTGATCATTACCGCCGTAGCAGCTCTTGTAGCAATATTTGTGACTCTTTGGAACAAGAGCGAAAAGTTCCGCCAAATCGTAGTCAATATTGCTAAAGCCGTATTGGGCGCGGTCGCTTTAATGATCAAGGCTTGGGGCGGATACATGGAGATCCTCGTCAAGATTATTACTGGCCCAATGCGGTTATTCTTAGGCGTACTGTCTAAACTTCCGGGCGTAGGCGGGGCTGCTAAAAAAGGTTTGGAATTAATCAATAGCGGTATTAAAGGCATAGGAGACTTTGCTGATAAAGCAGCAGACAAAGTAACTGGCCTTGGCAATAAATTAGATTCATTGGTCAAAAAGCAAGAAGCAGCAGCAGCCAAAACTAAAAACAAAGTAGACAAAGTTGTCACAGGCGGGCTAGATCCTAACGCTGCTGCTGCTGCCGAAGAAGCGAAGAAAAAAGCAGAAGAAGACGCTGACAAATTAAAAGATTACGCCAAAGATGTTGTAGATATTTACAAAGATATGAACGAAGTTATTGCTGACGCAAACGCTGATGCTCTCAATGCTGCTAAAGATCGAGACGAAGCGGTGGCTGAGGCTAACAAGCGCTACGCGGAGACGGTTGCTAATCTAAATAAAGACTATAACGAGGCCGTTACTGAGGCTAATTCTAAGTATAACGAAACGGTAACGGATCTTAATAAACGATATAACGAAGCTCTTGCAGATGCTCAGCAACGCTATGACGATACCGAGGCTAATGCCCGGGCTGATTACGCTAAGACTCTTGCTGCCGAAGCAAAAGATTACGCCAAAAAGAGAGCGGATCTTGAGGAAAAGTTACAAACCACTTTATTGTCTATCAAAGAGAAGGCTGCCGAAAAAGAACAAGATTTGATTAAGGCTGCTACTGATAAGCAGGTATCTATTCTCAAGGCCGGAGCAGACAAGCTTCGTTCTGCCTTCTCCGCTGGCATGGGCGTAAATATCAGCGACATATTTAAGACTAAAGGCGTAGGCGGAATTACTGACGCTCTCACCAAGCAACTTGCCGGTGCTAAGAAATTACAGGCTAACGCAGCAGCGCTCGCCGGTAAGGGATACTCACAAAAGTTTATTGAAGAAGTAATTAAGAATGGGCCAGAAATTGGCAATCAAATGGCTGAGTCGCTTCTCAATGCTCAACCAGAACAACAGCAAGCGCTTATAGATCTATACAACAGCCTAGATGACATTAGTGCTCACGGCGTAGATCAACTAGCTTCGACTCTCAATAACGGCTTGAACTTCTCCACCGAAGAACAGATGAAGGCGTACAACGAAGTATCTGACGGCTTAAAACAAGCATTGAGCGAAACCTCGGCTGCTCTAAATCGAGATCTTGACAATGCGCAAACCGCTCATCAAGCAGCACTATCAGAAGCAGCAGCAGCAAGCCAAGAAAAGATCGCTGAGGCTAAAGCCAAGTTAGACGAAACTATGGCTGACGCTATGGCAACTCTTATTAAATCTCGAGCAGAGGCAAAAAAGAACCTTGACGAAGGATTGGCAGAAGCGCAAAAGGCTCTCGATAAAGCATTGGGTGACGCTAAAAAGCGTTTAGACGAAGGTTTGGCTGAGGCTGCTAAGACTTTACAAGAGTCTTTAATTGAGGCTCAAAAGAGATACAACGAGGCAGTAGACAAGATCAACGCCGATACAGAGAAGAAATTACAAGCCCTTAAAGATAAAATAGCCGAAGTGGCTGCTGCTATGGCTGCTCTCGGGGCTGCTCAAGCTGCTCAGGCTGCTATGGCTAATGCTCCGGTTTATACTCCAATTGTGGCTAATTCTGGCGGTACTTCTGGAAGTACGACAGGAACAGGAGGATCGGTCACTAATATCAACACTAATGTAACTGGAGTTAATCTAACTAATCCTTATGAGACATCTAATACGGTCGTTACCGCTATCAAATTTGGCAATACAGTAGTACCGGTCGCTCCTAGCAAATTAGCAGCAGGTGAGAGCGGTGCTATTGGTGCTGCTTCTATCGCTGCTCGTACTGTGACTTTGCCTTCTGTGGCAAAGCCTTCTGTTTTACAAAATAGTTTTAGAGGAAGGGCGTTGCTAGATTGACAACATTAATTGCTCAATACTCGTTTTCTTTTAACAATCTAGTTTTTGGCGGTGCGGGATCTCCGTATCAAATCCAATCAGTAGACGGTCTTGAGGCGATTCCGGGTATTAGAAGCCAAGACGATAACCGAGGTTATGCTGACGGTATGTTTTCAGGTAGAGACTTTCTAGCTTCCAGAACTATTAGCATAATCTTTCTGTGTTTGGGAACTGAGACCGCTACGGCTCAAGAGAATTTCAATGTCATTCAGCGAGCGCTATTGCCTCAAACCTTTGGCACAACTCCTCTTTATTTCCAATTGTCGGGTGACGCGGGAACTCAAGTTATTAATGCTCGAGTTCGTAACTTTCAAGCCAGCGTAGACCCAAATTACACTTATGGATATATTGTTGGCAAGGTAGATTTCTTTTGCCCTAATCCGGCTTATTTCAATACAAACACTCAAACTGCTCTTTTACAGTATCTCCAACCTACCGGGCGTGTCTACAACCGTGTTTACAATTTGGTCTACGATCCGGCTACTTTGGTCAAGACCACTACGGTCTCTAACAATGGCTGGTATACCGCCTATCCTTTGATTACTCTTTATGGCCCAATCACTAATCCAATTTTGGGCAACGAGACTACGGATAACTATCTTTACTTCGATGTCGCTATGACCGGATCTGATGTGCTTGTCGTTGATCTTTACAATAAATTGATTACACTTAACGGCGTATCGGCGCGTAATCTTTTGCTTACGGGTACTTGGTTCGCAGCTCCTCCGGGGAACTCGATCTTTACCCTTGAGGGTGACTCTACGGTCATTGATGAAACTTACGCTACGGTAGAATGGCAATCAGCCTACATTTAGGAGAGAAATGACACTTCACTTACCACCAAGTTGGTTACAGAACGGATCGCATCCAGCTGAGAATGATCGCCTGACTAATCAGGCTTTGTGGGCTACTACCGGCGTTATCAATATGTCTTCAATGGCAGTCACCGCCAACTCTCCTGTCGGTATGACCGTAATCGTTGCTGACGGCTGGGCTGCTATCGTAGGAACAACGCAGCCAGATATGGGTGTTTATGTAGCCTATAACGATGCTCCCGTAACTTTGACTATCACTACCGCAAACGCTACTTTGCCTCGTAAAGATCTAATTTGCGCGACCGTAAACGACTCTTTTTATAGCGGAGCTTTGGACAATGTGGTCTATCAAGTGATCGCTGGAACTCCTAACGCGTCACCGACTATTCCTGCTACTCCTGCTAACTCAATTGCTCTCGCCGAGGTACTGGTAGGCGCTGCTGTATTGTCAATTAACTCAGGAAACATAACTGATCTTCGCGTAGAAGTAACTTCTAATGTTCCTTCTAATCCCGGAGATATAACTTCAGTAACAGCCGGCACAGGATTAAGCGGAGGTGGCAGCGCCGGGGCTGTGACTCTATCTATCAATACGGCTGTAACTGCGGATCTAACTACCGCTCAGGTGATGACTAATAAAGATCTAACAAGCGGAACAAACACATTCCCTTCTACTTTAGCCACGCTAACGGGAACAGAGACGCTGACTAATAAGACTTTGACCGCGCCTAAAATAAATGTGGGGATCAACGCCCAAACTGGAACCACTTACACAACCGTTCTATCCGATAATGGAGCGCTTGTCACACAAACTAACGCTTCTGCTATCGCTACTACTATTGCGCTTAACTCCTCTGTCAATTATCCTGTGGGTGCGCAAATCAACTTAGCGCAGCTTGGAGCGGGTCAAGTGACTATTCAAGGCGCGGGTGGTGTCACGGTAATATCAACCGGAGCTACGGCTTCTGCTCCTAAACTACGCGCTCAATATTCGACTGCTACCGCAATACAAACCTCTACCAATAACTGGCTTGTGGTTGGCGATATAGCATGAGTCGCCAAGCCTTAACTCCTACTAATGTTCCGTCTTCGGCAACGGCTATATCTACGCCTACCCTTAGAGCCGGAGATCTTTATTACAACACAACCACCGGTCTAATGGTTTACAGCGGATCTGCTTGGACACAAGTATCCGCGACCTCTACCGTTAGCGAGATAGATGCTGGCGTATTTGATAGTATTGCTCCGTATCAAGGCGGTTTCCCAAGTGACACAGCAACACAGACTTTTAACGGAGGAACACCATAATGGCGGTAGTAACGCAAATTCAAATTCGCAGAGGAACTGCTGCTCAATGGACTTCAACTAATCCGACTTTATCCGCAGGTGAGTGGGGCTATGAGAGCGATACCAATAAAGCCAAGATAGGTAACGGATCTAGCGCATGGACATCACTATCGTATTTCGGTGGAACTGGAACGGTAACTAGCGTTGTCGCAAGCACAGGTTTAACAGGCGGAACGATCACTTCTACCGGAACTATTGCTATTGATACCAGCGTCACAGCGGATCTAACTACTGCTCAAACTCTTACCAATAAGACTCTTACAGCGCCTATTATCAATCTATCTTTAAACGCCCAAACCGGAACTACATATACTTTTGTTCTTACAGATAATGGTAAATTAGTCACAGCTTCTAACGCCTCGGCACAAACATATTCTATTCCTACTAACGCCAGCGTTGCGTACCCTATCGGAACACAAATTAACCTTATTCAAATAGGCGCAGGTCAGGTAACTATACAAGCGGTCACAGCAGGAACTACTACTATTGCTTCGACTGGAGCTTCGGCTATCGCTCCAAAACTTCGCGTTCAGTATTCTTCTGCTACTTTAATTAAAGTAGCCACGGATCTTTGGTATGTGATAGGAGATATTTCATAATGCCAATTATTGGAGTTATCGCGTCAAGTATTTCTAAAGTTAGTGGTTTGCTTGTTGATTATCTAGTGGTCGCTGGCGGTGGCGGTGGCGGCGATAATACAGGTAGCGGCGCAGGTGCTGGTGGTCTAAGAACATCGCAATTAACTGTCACAACAGGTGTTCCAATCACTGTGACTGTCGGCGCTGGAGGTTCAGGAACTTACGGCGGCGTAACTAGCGGAGCAAATTCTGTATTTAGTTCGATCACATCAACAGGTGGAGCGAGAGGTGTTACTTATACCGCTGGTGTAGGTATCGCTGGTGGCTCAGGTGGTGGTGGCACATTTGACGGAACGAATTATTTTGCCGGCGGCGCTGGTAATGCTGGATCGTATTCGCCTGTCGAAGGTTTCGCTGGCGGAACTGGTAGCGGTGCTACGGGCGGCGCGTATCCACAAGGTAGCGGCGGTGGCGCTGGTGCGGTTGGTGTCAATAGTTCTGGTGCGATTTGCGGCGCGGGTGGCGCGGGTGTCTCATCATCTATTTCAGGTTCATCAGTAACTTATGCTGGCGGTGGCGGAGGTGCTGGTTATTTAGCAACTCCGGGCGCAGGTGGCGCAGGTGGTGGCGGCGCTGGTGCGACATCACTTGGAAATGGAAATCCGGGTACGGCTAATAGAGGCGGCGGCGGTGGCGGTGGTGGTGGCGGCGGTGCTGGCGTCAATGGCGGTAACGGTGGTTCAGGAATTGTCATAGCTAGTTATCTAGGCACTACTCAAAAAGCATTAGGTGGAACTATAACTACAGCCGGTGGTAATACAATTCACTCATTCACTTCGTCAGGTGAGTTCTTTCCTTTACAAGCAATCGGCGGAACAATCACGCGTAACGGTTTTGTTTTCACTCACACATTTACTTCATCAGGAACATTTACTCCACTCAATCCAGTAGTCGCTGATGTATTAGTCGTAGCAGGTGGTGGCGCTGGTGGTCTTAATTACGCAGGTGGTGGCGGCGGCGGCGGCGTATTAATTCAAACAAATCGTTCAATATCTACTGTATCAACCGTGACTGTCGGCGCTGGTGGCGCTGCTCCTGTTGTTAATGCTAAAGGTGGAAATGGATCTGATTCTGTTCTAGGTAGTTTGACCGCAATTGGCGGCGGTGGCGGTGGCGGTTTCAGTATTGATTCAGGCACAGGCGCAACAGGCGGTTCAGGCGGCGGCGGAGCTACGCCAACAGCCGCTCCGGGAACCACGAGTGGTGCGGCTGCCACACAAGGCAATGTAGATGGCGCTACTGGATACGGTTACGCAGGTGGCGGCGGTGGTCGTCTTGCTACACCTAACCAAGCCGCAGCAGGTGGCGGTGGTGGCGCTGGTGGTATTGGTGGTACTGCAACAAACGGTGCTACTGGCGGTAATGGCGGTATTGGTATTGCTAGTTCTATTTCAGGTTCTTCGCTTTTTTATGGCGGTGGCGGTGGTGGTTGTACGGTTTACACAGGCGTGTCAGGCACAGGCGGTAGTGGCGTTGGCGGTAATGGCGCTTCGCAAGGTACAAACGCTACGGCTGCGACTGTAAATCGTGGCGGTGGTGGCGGTGGTGCTTATGAATTGAATAACGGTAATGCGACACCCGGTAGCTCAGGCATTGTCATAGTTAAATACACAACGGCAAAAGCCTACGGCGGAACTATAACTAGAAGTGGAAATTATTGGTATCACACATTCACTTCATCGGGAACATTTACTCCAAATCAGTCATTATCTGCTGATGTTTTAACAATTGCTGGCGGTGCTAGTGGCGGTTGTAACTCTGCTGGTGGCGGTGGCGCAGGTGGTTTGGTTTACAACGCAAGTAATTCTTTAACTGCCTCAGACTATACCGTGACAATCGGAGCGGGTGGCGCTAGTGTTTCGACATTTGAAGTCAAAGGTAATAACGGAACAAATACTACATTTACTGGCGCAGGTATTTCTTTTACTGCCGCAGTAGGTGGTGGCGCTGGTGGTGCCAGAACGAGTTCGAACACTCCTGCTACAAACAATGGATCTAGTGGCGGTTCAGGCGGTGGCGGTGCTGGTCAGCCTGTCGCAACGACAGGTGGAGCGCCAACATCAGGACAAGGCAATAGCGGTGGCGCTGGACTTATTGATACTTCAAACTCATTTCACGGCGGCGGTGGCGGTGGCGCTAGTGCCGCTGGTGGAAACGCGACTGTATCTAACGGTGGAAATGGCGGAAATGGAAGCTCTACTTATTCAAGTTGGGCTGTCGCAACATCAACAGGCGTCAGTGGTTCTTATGCTGGCGGTGGCGGTGGCGCGGCTGCTTGGAACCCGGGTGGTTCAGGAACGCAAGGAACTGGCGGAACAGGTGGCGGTGGCGCCGGTGCGCTAAAAGATGCTAGTGCTGGAATAGCAGGAACCGTGAGTACAGGTGGAGGTGGTGGTGGTGGATCAAACACAACTACTAATAACTCCAATATCTCCGGAACAGGTGGATCTGGTATCGTTATAGTTCGTTACTTAGCATAAGGAGAAGGCAAATGACAGATAAAAAAGTAATACCTATCAAAACAGATAAAATGACTCGATTATTTAGTTATGAAGTAGTCATGCTTGTTCACATAGTTGCTGATACCGAAGCAGAAGCCAAAGGTCAGTTAGATGAAAAAGGCGGGATCGTGACGAAGCGTGATGTAAAATTACTTAACACAGCAGTTCTTTATGGAGAAGAAAAGGAAAAAGAATAATGTCACATTTTGCTAAAGTCGTAGACGGAATTGTTGAGCAAGTAATCGTTGCCGATACAGCCGAATGGTGCGAAACTAATCTTGGCGGTCAGTGGGTACAGACTTCTTACAACACATACGCCGGAGTAAATAACCGCGAAGGCGGAGAGGCACTACACAAGAATTACGCAGGTATTGGCTACACATTTGACGGCACAGGCTTCGCAGCTCCAAAGCCTTATGAGTCTTGGACACTAAACGCAGATAGTTACATTTGGGAAGCTCCTGCTCCAGCGCCACAAGACGACAAATTCTACACATGGAGCGAAGAAGATCTCGCTTGGGTAGAGGTTGTCGCCTCGTAACGAGGGTGATTGCTCGCGAGAGCCGTCTCCACGAACAATTGATGACGCGGTAGATGAAGCAGAGTTGAGCCAAATGAGGAGGCGCAATGCCGGTTACAACCACTTATCGCTACTTAATTGCCAATTTGGTAACTAACGAGATTATTGCCGAGCTACCTTTTACCGGGGTCTCTTTCACTCAGCAACTCAATCAAGCCGGTAACTGGCAAGGCCACTTATTGATTTCCGGTATTAACACGGCTCAATTTAATGTAGACGAAGCCACGATCCCAATGAAGAACGCTATCTATGTAGATCGTAACGGCATTCTGGTCTGGGGTGGAGTTATCTGGGGGCGTTCATACAATAGCCAAGAACAGAAATTGGTCATTAACGCTCGAGAGTTTATGTCTTATTTTGAACGCCGTAGAATTATCACGGATGTAGATTACAATCAAGTAGATCAACTTGAAGTGGCTGCTGACATTATTGTTCAAGCGCAAGCCGTTCCTAACGGAGACATTGGGGTACTTCTTAATACCGAGGGCGAAACTACTTCCGGAGTATTGGTAGATCGAACTTTTTATTCTTACGAACTTAAAGGAGTCTTCTCCGCTATTCAAGATCTGTCGCGTCAGTTAGACGGGTTCGATTTCCATATAGATGTTTATTATGATCCGATCACCGGGCTGCCTACTAAAGCCTTTAACACTTATTACCCAAGAATTGACTCTGCGACTTTACCGGTTTGGTTGTTCCCGGCTGGTAACACTACTGAGTACGAATATCCCGAAGACGGATCTATCGCAGCCAACACTATCTATGCGCTCGGCGCTGGATCTAACGAAGGCAAATTGATCTCAGTAGCGCAAGATACCGTCAAATTTGATGAAGGTTGGGCGCTTCTTGAGGATCAGGCTAACTATTCAGATGTCACAGATCAGAGCGTTCTTGATAATCTAGCAGAAGGCCAAGTGATTGCTCAGGCCTATCCTCCAACTACTCTTAAATTAGTAGCTCCGCCGTTTGTAGATCCAGAGTTTGGCACTTACGAAGTTGGATATGACGCAAGAGTTATCATTCAAGATAGCCGTTTTCCTAACGGTATTGACGAGATCTATCGCATAGTAGGTCTAACTGTTGAACCGGGCGAAGATGGGCCAGAGCGCGTTACCCTTACGCTGACTTTCGGAACGGGTTTCTAATGGGATATATCAATCAGCCTCTCGATCTTCGGCGCTTCGCTCAAGACATTTATGATCGTCTTCGCAAACTAGAAACAGCGACTCGGTTCACCGCACCCGTAGTAGATTTTGCTACCAATATTCCACCTTATCCTCGTCAGGGAGACATATTTTATGATCTTGACTCTGAGCATCTGGTTTATTGGAACGGTACTACTTGGTACAAATTGACTCAAACCACTTTGTAATTTGTTACTATTACGCTCATGAACATATCCCTTGATAGCGCGATGTCTATGGCGCAACTAATAGCAGTAGCCGTAGTTTTGCCTAGCGCCGGGTTCAAGATGTGGCGTAAATTAGACGAAAGATTGACCGCTCAAGATATACGATTGGTTCGTATTGAGTATCAACTTTACGAGAACGGAGGCCAATCTATGAAGGATCAAGTCAATAAACTGGTTACTGATGTAGCGGTTCTTAAAGCGACCGATAAAACTAGAAGATCGAAGGTGAACGCATGACGATAGATATCAAGAACTTGCTGGCTCTTTGTGAGTCTAATTTAGATTATGCCGAGACAGGCGATAACGACACTAAGTTTGGTAAATGGTTTGGCTTGAACAATCAACCTTGGTGCGCCATGAGCGCCTCTAAGATGTTCTTCGATAATGACGCTATTAAGAGCGTATCGGACAAGCCTAAAGGCTACGCAAGCTGCGATGCTTGGCTCAAGTATTTAACTAAGAACAATCAACTCGTTTCCGTAGGTCAGGCTCAAGCCGGAGATCTAGTGTTCTATCAGTTTGACACAGACGCTCAGCCGGATCATGTCGGTATCGTAAAGAGCCACAATAAGACTCTCAAAACAATCCAAGTCTACGAAGGCAATACGAGTTCAGGTAAATCAGGAAGCCAGTCAAACGGAGGCGGTTACTATCTCAAAAAGCGTAGCTACGCTACAATTATGGCGGTTGCTCGACCAAAATAAACTAAGGAGGCAAGAAAGTATGTCACCGAAAATGATAAGTATTTTGAAGTCTTACGCTCGTGGTGTTCTAGTCGCTATCACACCTTTGTTGGTAATTGGCTCTACTGATCCTAAGGCGTATCTTGCTGCTGTTGGGGCTGGAGTTATCTCTCCTGCGATCCGTTCCATGGACAAGAAAGATCCAGCATTTGGCAAGGTCGCAGACATAGTAGATCTTGAAGTTGATAAATTGGCTAAAGCCAGCAACAAAAAAACTAAATAACTTTTCAAGGTAGAAGCCCCGCTTTAATCGGCGGGGTTTTCTTTTTATGTGAGATGAGTTACGATTTACCTACGGAGGCAATTATGGGATTAGCAGACAAGATAGGTAAAATAAATAACGATCTTCACGGCGGTATTTGTCACTATCAAAAGTTAGTGGACTCTATGCCGGAGGAAGACAGAAAAGCATTAGCCGAAGCTTGGGCTAAGGAAGTATCGCAAAGAGTTATTTTACAAGCGTTGCGCTCAGAAGGTTACAAGACAAGCAACGAGGCTATTAGATCTCATAGATTAGGTGTTTGTAAATGCCCCAAGACTTAAACAAGATATTAGACGAACGCGAGACACAATACGGATCTGCTCACTATAACTTTGCTCAGGCTGGGCGAGGCTGGGGCGCGATCCTCGGAGTAGACGATATACCGGCGTGGAAAGTAGCGTTGATGTTGGACTTCTTCAAATCAATTCGCTGCGTTGCCAATCCGGCTCACGAAGACTCATGGATAGATAAGGTTGGATACACCGAACACGGTAGGCAGATAGCGATGACCGATGAGCCTTAAAGATCAATTAGAGAACATTCCGCCGGAGTTACCAAAAGAGGTAGTAGAGCTTCGCCAGATCATTGTGCGCCTACAAAAGCAACTTAAGAAGGCTAAAGAGCGCACCGAGGATCTAGTAGAGACCACGCAACAAGCTGCTTATGACGCGATGATTAGTATGGGTAAAGTACCTCCGGTCATAGAACCGGCTGCCGATAAATCCAAGAAAAAGGGAGAGGTGGCACTATGGCACATGACAGATTGGCAAGGCGCTAAAAGAACTACTACCTATAATTCCGAGGTTATGCGCAAGCGCGTTCTGGAGTTTGCTAACAAGGCTGTCAAAATTACTGAGATCCAGCGAGCAGATCACCCGGTTCGCGAGTGCTACATATTATTTGGTGGCGATATGGTCGAGGGATTATTCAATTTTCCAACTCAAGCCTTTGAGGTAGACGCGACATTATTTGAACAATATGTCAATGTATCTCGGCTATGCGTAGATGTAGTGCGCTTTGCTCTATCTAATTACGAGAAGGTGACAGTAGTACCAGAGTGGGGTAATCACGGGCGTATAGGATCTAAACGCGACAATGTTCCGCGCTCCGATAACTTTGACCGTATGTGTTATGAACTTGCCCGTCAATTACTTTCGGGGGAAAAGCGATTGACATGGCAAGAGTGCCCGGAAGATATTCAGCGTGTTGAGATTGGGAATTATCGAGCGCTGCTTATTCATGGAGACGAAGTTGGAAGAAATGGCTTCGCCTCTCCGGGCGCTATCGTCAATCATGTATCTCGCTGGCTTTCCGGATCGTACCCTTGGACTTTTCGGGATTGCTACATAGGCCACTATCACACGCATAACGAATGGGCTTTGCCTAACGGTCAAGGATCTGTTTATCAAACCGGATCTACTGAGTCAGATAATCGCTACGCCGGCGTAATGCTAGCTGCGAGCGCTACTCCTTCTCAGCGCCTTCACTTTGTAGATCCTGTCGCTGGTCGGGTAACTGCTGGATACAAGGTTTGGTTGGATTAAATGAGTGAGGCTATTAAGTTTCTTAATTTTGCCGAAGTAGAGACAATCGTAGCCACCTCACAAAAAGGATCTAATACCAAGTTTCTTTCTTCCGCTCACTCTCTTTGGTATCGCTTCAAGAACTATGACAAGAACCCTCCAATGGCCTACGAAGTCAATGGAGAAATAGTTTCGTTGATCTTTGCTACTTACAATCGCGATACCTATTCGAACTTGTACGAAATAGTCACGATTCAAGGTCAAGAAGGAAATGGATACGCGTCTCGGATTTGGGATATTTGGACAAGCTACGCAGTAGAACGCGGGGTGACTCGCTTAAAGATGTCTTGTACCCCTAGTTCAATCACATGGCATCAGCGAAATGGATTGCTTTGGTGGGCGGTAGATCCTTCGGGGTCTTTGAGATCCGATCAACCTTTGTTCGCTACTCGATCAGAACAACTGGCCTACCGAGACTTTGCGATAGATCACCCGTTAGAAGCTCTACCTCCGGCAAAGACTATAAAGAAATTGATCCCTGAGGGGTTGGAGAATTATTCATGGGGAGACAAGAAGCGCACTAAGACTCAAGACGCTATCAACGCAGCCGGCAAATCGTGGTTGCGTGAGTTTATGTTCTAGTCGTCTTCGTCATCTTCGAGATCCAGCAATTCCATATCCGTAATATCTATGCCGGTCTCTTTAGCGGTCAAGACGGCATTCTGAAATAAGTTGAGAGTGCGATTAGCCATGTCCGTTAGTTGATCCGGATACGCTGTATCGGTCTCTAACTCAACGATCAAGTTGTATAGGCTTATATGGACTCGAGCTGCCATTTTGATCTCCTTTGACACAGCCATTGTCTCACCTATTGGCGACTCGCCGGGGCTAAATCCTTGGCAAAGCGTAACTTATCCGTCATCATTCTCCTCAACAGGGGCGTATTCACGCTCCCCCAAACAAAGGAATAGGTATGGCTAAATTCGATATAGAGTCTTACGATACTGTTGAAACTAGACTCGCCCGGTTCTGGGAAAAACACCCAGAAGGTCGCGTTCTGACGAAGCTTGAGTTTCATGATGAACGCCGTTTTATATGTTACGCGGAGATCTATTTTGATCGCGAAGACACAACCCCGGTGGCTACCGGATACGCGGAGGAGATCGTTGGAGCTTCTCCCGTAAACAGAACCTCAGCCCTAGAAAACTGTGAGACGAGCAGCATTGGGCGCGGATTAGCGAACTGTGGCTTTGCCTCTCTTGGCAAGCGCCCGAGCGCTGAGGAGATGCTAAAGGTAGAACGCTACAACGCCGAGCCACGCAAGCCGGTAAAAGAGGTCGCACCAATTCGCGTATTTACTGAGGCGGAAATAAAGACCGCTAAGACCGCAATTGACTTGATAAATATCTCCCCAACCGTCATGGCTCTCAAAGCATTTTGGGAACAATACAAGGATCTAGCCGAGTGTAAAGTTGAAGGCGTATCCATTAAAACTGCGGTGAACAATCGCAAGAAGGCTCTTGGGGCATGAGCATAGATCGCAATACTGTTCTGATTTCTAAGAACGCTCAGCGCACCACAATCGCAGCAGCTCTAAACGCGCTACCTCGAACCGGATCTATTCGCCGAAAGGTCTATGACTATTTTGTGGCTTGTGGTCTCAGGGGCGCAACCGATCAAGAGATAGAAGCAGCTCTGCGGATCTCCGGCAATACATTACGCCCCACCCGGGGTTCGCTAGTCAAAGACGGTTTCATTATTGACACCGGAACTACCCGTAAAAACCACAACAACGAAGACTGTATCGTTTGGCGATCAGTAGAAGGCGAGATGCTCCTATGAGTAAAGAGAATAAATTCAATCCTCCAGTTGGCTACATAGTTACAATCCACGAACACATAGGTCGTATTCACGCTTTGGCTACAAAGCTTGACCAAGATCCCTACGAGATAGCGCAGGTTCTTGAGGCGGTTGGCCTCAGCCTCGTCACAGATCCGTTCGATATGTCTGCCGACTCCGGCAAGGTGATCCTCCAGCAACAGCAGCGTAGAAATTTGGAGGTTGTTCCTGATGAGAAATAAATACATTGCTTTTATTTTTTGGCTTGCCGATCTATTTCACCGCTGGCAGATCAACCTTAATATTCACGGCCTAGATATGAAGCGAGGTAGGAAATGAGCAGCATAACGATCACGCCGGACATGATAGAACGGCGCTTAAAAGAGCTATCAAAAGAGGTAGATAACTCTCACACCGATCTCGCTGAGGCGGAAAAGAATTACTTTGAGACCAAGGCGAAATACGAATTGTCTCTGGCTCACGCCCGGTTATCAGTAGCCAGTAAGAAAGATATAAAGGTGACGGTCAGCGACAAAGCCGATCTTGCGCTGGTGGCTACTGAGGATCTTCACATGAAAATGGCTACTGCCGAAGCTCTAGTCAGAGCAGCTCGGGCTAACGCTTCTCGCATTAGAACGCAGGTGGATATTGCTCGATCTATTGGAACTTCGGTGCGTACTTCTATGGAGTTGGTATGAGCCAAGACGATGCCTTTGTCATGACTCCAATAGGCGAGTCGGTTTATTTTGCCTATCTCCAAGCCATTATGAAACAGAACAATTGTTCGCAAGAAGAAGCAGTAAATATCGTTCGCTCTATTACCGCAATAGCCGATAGCGTCTCGGAATTAGATGAGGAAGACAATGACTGATTTACATGATTTGCTAACAAAATCTCTAAAAGGATTTGACGAGCAAAGAGATCGTTCGCAACAAGTTGAGATTGGGCCAAGTAGTCTGGGTGGATGTCGTAGACGCGTCTATCACGACCTCAAGCTGACGGAAAAAACCAATCTCAATACTGAATCGCTGGCTGCGATACTTGGCACTTTTATCCATAGCGGGATAGAGGAGTCAATCAGAAGGGAAGATCCGTTTGGCGATAATTTCTTTACCGAGATCGAGGTGAGTTCCGGGAGCATGAAAGGTCACATAGACCTATTCATCAAAGATCAAGGAATAGTGGTGGATTGGAAGACCACTAAAGTGAAATCATTACGCTACTTCCCTTCTGAGCAGCAGCGCTGGCAGGTACAAGTGTACGGCTGGCTATTGGCGCAGAACGGTTACGATGTTAAAGAGGTCTCTCTTGTGGCGATCCCGCGTGACGGAGAAATGTTGGATATTCGGGTACACCGAGAACCGTATGATGAGCAAATTGCTAACACAGCTTTAGTGTGGTTGGACTCAATCAGAGAAGGAATTGCCGAGGATAAACCTGCGCCAGTTCCGGAAGAGCGAGTAGCGTTCTGCTCTAAATATTGTTCTTACTACGATCCGACAGGGGAGATTGGATGCCCGAGTACCGCGAAGTAAATTGGGATCAAGCAGCTTGCTTTGATACATATAACGAAATGTTTTATTCGGTGGAGGAAGAAAGAAACGCCCACGCGTATAACTACATAAATGCCGTTAGATCTATCTGCGCTCGCTGCCCTATTTACAATGCTTGTTTAAGTTACGCCTTCCAATACGAAAGTTACGGAGTATGGGGAGGTTTGACGAGTGTGGAAAGAAAGGCGATGATCTTCCCCAAGTTGTACCCGGCTCAGCGAAGGCGAGCGCTCTTTGATCTCGAGAGTTACGGGATCACCAAGGAACAGGTACAGAGCTGCTTGCCGAAAGGATCTAAATGAGTATTCGCCTCATGTCGGAAGTTTGGCGTACCGATCTTCCAACGGTGGAGAAAATGGTCTTGCTTGTCATAGCCGATCACGCGAACGATGAGGGAACAGAGGCGTGGCCTTCTCAAGCTACTATTGCTAAGAAGGCCTCCGTCTCGATCCGTACTGTACAGAGAGCCGTCAATAATTTATGTAAAGAGGGCTATCTCCGTATGGAGAAGCACAAGGGAGGGTCAGCGACTTGTCGAGAAGATCGCCGGCCTCACCGCTACACAATCCGGATCTTGAAATTACGGGGCGACAAAGAGACTACCCGCAAGCTACGGGGCGACTCTCAAGACATAGACGGGGCGACTCTTACGCCGGATACGGGGCGACTTTTACGCCCTAAGAACCTTCCTTTAGAACCACCCTTAGAAACACCCGGGTTTGAATTATTCTGGTCTGTCTATCCTCTCAAAGTCGGCAAGAAAAAAGCGGAACAATCTTTCATAAACTCTTTAGATGAGGTTGAGGTTGAGATAATTATTCAGGGCGCGACTCGTTATGCCCAAGATCCGAATCGGGTTCAGCAATTCACTTTATACCCGGCGACTTGGTTAAACGGGGCAAGGTGGAACGATGAACCTTTGCCAGCCCGAGAGACCACAAAGGAAGAAAAGACGGCGAGAGAGGCATTAGAAGCTCGCAAAAGAACAGAGCAGGAAAGAGTTGCTAGTCAGCGTTTCTTTGATGATCTCGAGGAGCAGCGAGCAAAATCAGTACCCATGCCTGAGGAGTTGAAGAAGATCTTAAAGACAAAAACCCCCACCAAAAGGTAGGGGCGTTTGCCAGCACTCGCGGGTACTTATGTTCCCCGTTTGGCAAAGAGTAATTGATCTTGCGTAATACATGGACTTGACACGCCGTAACTGTTACACTATTCGTAACCGTTATGGTAAAGGAGAGAAATGGAACGCCTCGTATCGCCACAAACATTACAACCCGGCGACCAATTAGTTACCCCTGACAATCATGTATGGAATGTAAAGTTCGTAGATGGGCCAGATCGCATAGGAACTTTCGATGTTGGATTGATTGACAATCAAGGCAACGCTAAATTAGAAATTGTGAACAATCCCGTTAGAATAATTATGTGATTTCTTTTCGTGTAGACGGTCAGCCGATACCGCAAGGTTCGATGAAAGTCATCAATGGACACATAATCCATTCGCAAGGATCGGCGCTCGCAGTTTGGCGAAGCGCCATAGCTCTATCGGCGAAAGCAGCCGGAGCGAGACCAACCCATGAGGCCGTCTCGATGACCCTCGTATTTATTATGAACAAGCCCCGCACCGTCACCCGGCTAGATCCGACCGTTCCTCCAGACCTCGATAAACTTGTTAGGGCAGCCCTAGACGCGCTTACGGCTATTGCCTACAAAGATGACTCACAGGTGATCGAGATCCGGGCTGTGAAGGTCTATGGGGAAAGCCCCGGCGTAGAGGTCGTAATCGCTAAAAAATAGGGGAAAAAATACCCGATAAATCCTTGTCTTTTATAGCCGAATCGGTAGATTAGAGCTATTGGAGGATCTCCCTCCGATGATCTAGCGGAAGGCAATCCGATGACTACTCAAGTTACTACATATGACGCTATGTACGATGCGATCCAAAACCATGCGACAGATACCTACAACGGCAAAACCGGTTGCGCTTGCGGTTGCGCCGGTAATTATGCGGATGCGCAATCTGTCGCAGGGCAGACCCGTATTCGCCGTATGTTAAAAGCCGATTTCTCCAAAGTTTCATTTTACGATTTCGGTCATGGCGAGGGTTGCTACGATCTTGAAAACGGAACAGGCACTAGGTGCGTTCGTGTTTATGTGAAGGTGAACGCGTAATGAGTACCCGAAGCTCTATTGCGATCCTCGAAGACAATCAGATTAAATCTATCTATTGCCACTCAGACGGCTACCCAAGTTATATGGGCGAATTACTCAAGAGCGCTTACGCGACTATTGACCGAGCCAAAGAGATTATCGCCCAACACGATTGTTCTTTTCTAGCTTCGACTATCGAGGAGAGCCGGTTCTATAACTCTTGGCGCGGGGAGAACACTCAAGCTGCCGTTTGGTCTAGTAAAGCAGAATGGATTGATTGGGCTGGAAATGCTGGCCTCGAGTTTGTCTATTTGTTTGACGGATCTGAGTGGACTTGGGAAGCGATCTAATGCTCAAGATATTGTTCAAGGTCACAAAAATAATTCACGATAAATATGGGATTTTTATTAACCCAATTGACCTCCAACCCAAAATGATTTATCTGAATATTAAGAGGAAGGTAACGAAATGATTACAAAGCGAGGCAAGAGAGTTCGAGCAGTATTTATCGTGTTAGCAATCTACGCCGGGTTCAAGATTACCGGCAATATCTGGTGGGTTGGCGACCACTATTGCTGGGGATCAATGACCGAGTGCGTATTAGGAGGCAAATAAATGGAGATCTGTACACAATGTAAGTCACAAGTAGATCGTTTAGCGATATTTCCCGGTGGCCTATGCCTCGAGTGCTGGGCAATCTCACCGGAGGCCAATCGTCAGATCACAGCGCATGAATTGGCGCAGATGTGGGGAGGCAAATAATGAAGTTCAAAGCCATAGTGGAAGTAGATCTGCCGGAGGATCTAAATAAATACGCCGAAGCTCCGAGAGGGTCGCAGCTCTCTTATGTTCAGGCGCTTGCTAAGATCCGCCTAACGCTAGATCTTGATGACGCGTTACGGATATACGGCATACAAGCACAAACAGTTAGCGTGGTAAAGGCTCACTCGTGAAATGTTTTTGGTGCGGATCTCGAGGCGGATTGATCAATCAGTTAATTATTTATTTGACCTCGGACAACCAAGCTATTTATGAGTGTGAATGGTGTACGCATTTAATCTATCAACGGATACGGAAGGAAGGCAGCGATGACTAAGGAAGAAGAATACTCAGGCTGGAAGAACTACGCGACATGGAATGTGTCGCTAACTTTGAACAATGATTACGGTCTCTATACCGGGGCAGTAGCGTTCATGAAAGGCTATACAGGCAAGAGACCTTATATAGATTTCTGTGAAGACTCCGGCCTAGAACATCAAAAGACTCCAGATCGCATAAATTGGATCTCGGCAAAATTGGATTACAAGGCGCTCAACGAGATGATGTACGAGCTTCTAGGATGAGCGATCTGGAAATGTGTACGCGTTGCGAAGACAAAGTTGATCCTGACGAGATGATCAGATTGCTCGATTGGAAATTATGCGAAGTTTGTCAGGGTGATATCTGATGAGCATGAAAGGGTCAGGGATTTATTCAGAGACGGTAACGCGAGAGATCGTGTGTTTGGAGCGTTGCTGGGATTGTATAGATGTTAAGCGATCCTGTGACTCTGTGTTTGAGGTAGACCTCGAGACAGACGATTGGGGCAACATAGAACAAGAGATCGAATGTAAGAAATGTCAGCACACATATACCTATACGGAGGAGCGAGAATGAAATACACAATTGTAGTTATGGCAGACGGTAAAGAAGCTTGGCGACAAGATTACGATGACGCGGTAAAGGCAGTTCATTCGTTTGACAAATTTATAGATCACGGCACATTTTGTAAAGAAAGAATAATTACGCTTACTGAGCCTAACGGTCAAGCGCACATTAAGACTTTTTATCACCCGGCGTTCGTTCCGGTTAAAGGGTAGAATAATCCCGTTCCATTACCAACCGAGAGGAAAAGAAAATGGACAATCTAATATCCCGCTGCGCCTTTGGCGCTTGGCATTATGGGGAACAACTCTGCGAAGCTTGTAAAAAGGGGCAGAACGAGTAACGGGTTAGCAAGTTCGCGCAGATCCTCTTAGCAGCCGTCTTAACGGTAGGATTTGTAGCGCTCCCTCACGCTGAGGCCGAAGCTCCAAAAGCAAACTACGAACAAAGAATGCTGGCGATGACTCCGAAAGCCTACGCGCTTAAACTCGTAACGGCTGAATGGCCTTTGACCAAACAATTCTCCTGTCTGGCGCAGCTTTGGGGCAAAGAGTCTGGCTGGAACCCACGCGCCTTTAATCCAATCAAGGTCAATGGCAAACACGCAGGAGGTATTCCTCAGATCCTTGGACTTGATCCTTTGCTGCCACACACAAAGCAGATTGACCTTGGGATCAAGTATATTAAGCACCGTTATTCCACTCCCTGCCGGGCGTGGGCGTTTTGGCAGATTAGGAAATGGTACTGATGAGTATTATTGAGATAGTTCCGCCGGGCGTTTGGGTCTCACCGACTTCGACTCCGCCGGAGTGGGAAGATGACGAAGACGAATAAATAGATTACTATGCGCTTATGGATAAGGCGATAGTCAAGATAGTCGAGCTAAGGGCTGGCTACTACTGCGAAAGCTGCGGTGGTACGGCTACTGAGTCTATGGCCTTACACCATAGGAAGTTAAAAAGCCGGGGCGGTAAAGACACGCCGGCTAATTTGATACGGGTACATCACGGTTGCCATAATCTAAACACCGATAGTATTCATCTCAATCCGGAGAAGGCTGAGGATAAAGGCTGGATGACTCCTTCGTGGAAAGATCCCGAAGAACAACCCATGCTTTACCATAATTCTTTTTTCGTATTACTACACAATGACGGTTCTATTACAACGCTAGGAGAAGGTAAATGAGTATTCCAATTCAGATCAAAGGTAATGTCGGATCAGATCCAGAACTAAAGTTTTCAAAAGCAGACAAAGCTTGGGCGACATTCAGCCTCGCTTACACGCCACGAACAAAACAAGGCGAACAATGGATTGACGGCGACACGATGTGGTTTCGCGTAGTCCAGTTTGGAGACAAAGCCGAACAATTGGTGGATCAAGTGAGCAAAGGCGACAAAGTATTCGTAGTGGGATCTTGGAAGCAATCCACCTACACGAACAAAGAAGGCGTGGAAAAGACCAATCTTGAAATTAACGCTGCTGAGATCTATGTGATACCTAAAGAAGGCAAAAAGGCTCAGCCTCGACAGCAGGAGGAGGTAGCGCCTTGGTGATCTCAGAAGTTCCTTTAGGAAAAGAAGAAGGCTTGATGAGTTCTGCGGAAGTAGCGCAGCATCTTGGGATCAATATGAATAATTTGCGTCAGATCCAAAGCCGAAAGACTCTCGTTTGGGTCAAGAAATTAGGCCGTAATGTTTATTATCGGGAAGCAGAAGTTATCGCTTACGGAATTAAACGAGAAACCCGTAACAAATCGTAGTATTTGACTATGACTATTGTGGCCGATATTGAGATAGTAACTATCGCAGAGATAGATGAAGCTTTGGCGCACCTGCGAGAGCTTCTCCAAGATCGTTACGGCAATCGGCTGACTCATCAGAAAAGAACGCTACTGCTGGACAGTTTAGATGACTTGTTAGACGCTCGACTACAACTCACAATGAAATAATCTATTTAGGAGGCAATATGGAGATCAAACAGGTACTACTAGGCGACCTCAAGTTATATCGGAACAACCCGCGTAAAGGTAATGTAGATCTAATTGCTGACTCGCTAAAGCGTTATGGTCAATATAAACCTATTACGGTCAATGCCAACACCGGAGAAATCCTAGCCGGCAACCACACTTACCAAGCTGCGGAGACTTTAGGCTGGGATTACATAGATGTTGTTTATGTCCATGTAGACGACATAACCGCAGCAAAGATCGTGGCTATTGATAATCGTTCTAGTGATAATGGAACATACGACAACAAACAATTAGCAGAACTTCTCGAGGCTTTGCCTGAGTTAGACGGAACTGGCTACACCTTCGAGGAATACGACAGCCTCTTAGCGGTGATGAACGAAGCTACAATGCCTGTTCTATCAGATCAAACTTATTTCACCTCAGTAGAGGTAGGAGATACCGGGCAAAGCGGAGTCCATTTCATTCCAACTTTGGGAGATTATGCGGAACGCTATGCTCAAAAGGCTACGCGTATGTTGATGATGGACTATGACAACGATACTTATGTATGGTTGATTGATAAACTAATCCAATATCGAACAGCCAATAATATTACGAGCAACTCTGACGCGGTATTGAGCCTTGTGGAGAATGCCGTAGGAGAGAAAAGACCCGTTAATGAACTTAGCTGAGTTACCTGTCTATAAAGTCAAACGAGTTATGACCGAGGAAGACGCAAGCGCACTTGTTGGTACTACCGTTCCAGAATTTGAACCAACTTGTAATAAAGAAGGGATCTGGATTGACGAAGACACAGAAGAAGTCATATTTGTCTATTTTCCAATGGAGCAAGAAGTCAATCTTCTTCGAGCAGCAGTTCTCAATATCAATTACGGTGAAACAATCCGGCAATCAAGTGGACTCAAAAATAAATCAAGAACTTTCGGAATGGCTCCACGCAAGATATTCCAACGCAGAGAGACTTGCCGACCAACTACCCTCGCGTTAGAACAGCCAAGCGAACACGCAGTATTGATCGCTTTTGCTGAAAGGTTTGCGCAGCTCTATAAAGAGTTCGCTCCAGATCTATACGAGAACGATAAGAAAAACCTTGAGAACGCAGGATTATCTGATGAGTGGCGTATGACAGATGACGCGCTTTGGACTTCCGGAGTAGTAAATAAGTCTTCAACTTTGCCTTATCACCGAGACGGCTTCAATTTCGCTACTTGGTCTGCGATGCCGGTGATCCGTAGAGATATGTCTGGCGGGTATCTCACTTTGCCTGAGTACGATCTGACTTGTTCTTGTCGTGACGGCTGGGTGACTTTCTTTGCCGGATACAAATATGTTCACGGAGTAACTCCAATGTCTCCAAAGACCAAAGACGCTTACCGATATTCGATAGTTTATTATGCTTTGCGCGGTATGAAAGATTGTTTTACTTACGCAGTAGAAACGGCTAAAGGCAAAGAGTCTCGAACAAATCGAGAAGACAACATGGCGCGAGCGCTTAAAGGCGAGATAGATATGCCAACAATTGGCAAGGTAAAGAAGATTGAATAGTGATTATGCTTATTTTCATGAAGCGCAAACTCAATCACGCGACATGGATCCTGCTTATCCGGTATTAAAATGGTTTGCGGATCAGTTAGAAAGAGATAAAGGATTGTGGCTAACATTTCTATTCGTTGGTTACTATCACATGGGGTCAGCGCTTAAAGCGTTTAGCCTTTATCCAGTTCCTACTGTTCCGGATCAAGAGACTCTCAAGCTACCAATCGCACAACCTCGCCGGGCACATAGATCTACATTAAAGTTCGCTCAGCACCTTGACTCTTTGTGCCGAAAGATAGATGAGCATGACGGTCTAGGCGCATGGCTAGATAGCGCCTGTACCTCAGAAGATCCGATAGTCAATTGGAAGACGATCAACGATGAGTTAGCGACTGTGTTCGGTAACGGGCGTTGGGCTGCCTACAAAACGGCAGAGATCCTACTCAAAAGCCACGGGTTCAATCTCGAAGTGCCAGACATGGGTAATGCGAACTCAAGTGGGCCACGCAAAGGCTTAGGTTTATTTTTTCCGGGTCTGCCTATGGGCAATTCTCCTGACGAGATAACGAAGCTTGATGACCTTAGCAACGAAGTAGTCAAATACCTGACAGGCAGAGTTACTCAAGTCAGCATGGAGACAGCCGAGACCTCGTTGTGCGATTTCTATGCGATGACAAAGGGGCGTTACTATGTCGGCATAGACATAGATGAAATGTTAGAACAATTACACCGCGTTCCTTCTGACCTGACTGAGTGGGCTTTAAAGGCAAGATACGAGACTTTGCCTCATAACTATTTAGGCGAACTTAACGGTTGGACAGGAATAGACAAAAGCCGTAAATCTGTATACAGCCAAACTCGAGAGATTGCGGTGCGATGAAACTAATTGTGATTGGGGCAGGGATCGCGGGATCATCAGCAACAAGGATCGCCCGGAGCAAGGGTTGGGAAGTGACTTTGATTGACCACGCACCTGAACAAGCTGCGTCACGATCCGCTTTGGCGACTATTCGCCCTACTTGGTTCAGTAAATCTGAACGCGCCGATCTTGAAAGATCGTGGGAGTGGTACAGCGCTTGGGGAGCAGCCGGATCAAAAGAGGCTTATGTATCAAATTGGCGCAGCCCGGAGATTAAAGCGCAAAAAGATTGGTGGTTAGTAGACCCACTCGTACCTTTACTTAATCCAGACATAACTGAACGCGTGATTGGTATTGACCGGTCAAGCGTAGAGTTAAGTAACGGATCTGAGGTTGAGGCTGACGCTATCTTGAACTGTACCGGCGGATATGGAGAACAACTAGCAAGAGAAGTAACTTTGTTCGCTGGCGTTACTTGGATCTCACACACCGCTCAATTAGATTACGCGCCTTACCGAGTTCATCACCTTCGGCCATATAAATCTTTATCAGCAGCGCAGATCAATGGAGTGACTCGAGTGGGATCTTCTATTGCCTCAACCGCTGACAAGGCAATTAACGAAGGCAAAGATATGTTGATGACCGCTATTGCGTTAGGCATAGTCCAGCCCGGCGATTGGGAAATGTCGTTT